CTGACATGTTTAACCGAGCTTTCGAGGCTGGAGTCGCTGCCAAATCGGACGCGGATTATTTCGCGATGCGTGACGCCCTTGAACGTGCCCGTGCTCGCTACGAGGCCCAGCGGAGAACTGAGCCTGTCGCATTTTTCGACGTTGCACCTGGAACCCTTATTCACATCGCTTCAAATGCACTTTGATCCCATCGACTTTCTCATAAAGCTGCTGACAACGCTTGCCGTGTTCGCAGTCTGGAACGTGCCGGCCCTTTTTGAACTTATCTGGCCATGATCGCACACTCGACCTCTGGGGTGGTTTCCCGCTACCTCCTCGACGGTCCCGAGGCCGAGAGAAGCGTCACGCTTGAGATCGAGCGATCCGAGATTGTCGCAGTCATCGACAACGAAACAGGGGAGGAACTTGACCCGTCCGTTGTTGAGCGCCGCGACTACGACCTCGCAATTGACTACCTGATCCACAGACCATGACATTTAACCAACTACTCACCGCGCATGAGCGCGAGACTGACAAGCTCATTGCCGAGATCCGCGCATTCCGACGCCGTAAGCGTGAGTCATGCGATCATCTTATTTACGACGGACTCGCCGTCCAGGTGCGGATGTTGAAGAACCTAGGCATCCGACTCGCCGCCGTCGATGCCATCGAGGAGGAGCTTTACGGGCTGGCTCTGGATATTTTCCCCGATAACGGGCAGGGGCGCGACTGATACGCGCATTACCAAAAAAGAGACAAATGAAAAACGAAATCACCGAAGCCCCTCGCACCATTAAGGGGCTGATTAACTCCGAGGCTGTCAGAGCGCAAATTGCTCGCGCTTTGCCTTCCCACATGACGCCAGATCGCTTTTTGCGCGTTGCCACTACCCTGCTGCTGCGCTCCCCCAAGCTTGCCGAATGCTCGCAGGAGAGCTTTATGCGAGCCATGCTCGACTGCTCTAGCCTGGGCCTTGAGCCGGACGGGCGGCGCTGCCATCTGATCCCCTACGGTAAAGAGGTCCAATTGATCGTGGACTGGAAGGGACTCGTTGAGCTTGCCAAACGATCCGGCGAGGTTGTTTCGTGGAAGGCTGAGACGGTCAAAGAGAACGATTCGTTTGAATGGGTCAACGGCGACATCCAGCACTCCGTCAACTGGCGGGAAGATCGAGGCAAGCTCCAAGCTGTCTACAGCATTGTCAAAATGTCCAACGGCGAGATCGACACCGAGGTCATGACGCTGGCGGAAGTCGAAGCGATTCGCAAGCGGTCAAAGGCGAGCGGATCCGGCCCGTGGGTAACGGACTTTGAGGAGATGGCCAAAAAGACCGTCATCCGCCGCCATTCCAAGCGCCTGACGCTCTCGCCTGAGTTCCACGATGCGCTCGACAAGGATGGCGACAAGCTGGCTGACATCCAAGTCAATCGCGCCGCCAACGAGGCCGCGAAGGTTTCCTTCTCGCATCCAGCGATTGAGGCAGAATCTGAAATCGTTGAAAAAGGATGTGAGGCATGATTGAAAAACTTTCCTACAACGGTGTCGAAGTCTCCCTTGAACAAACCTCGCGAGAAATCTGCGAGAAGTGGCTCGCTGCGGTTCCTGACTTTCAGCGGAACCTCAAGCCGGAATTCGTCAAGATGGCAGTTCGCGACATGACCAACGATAGATGGTTGTTTACGGGAGACGCAATTCGGTTTGATTGGAATGGCGCATTGATCGATGCACAGCATCGCCTTCATGCTTTCCTGCAAGCCGACTTTTTTCCGGTTGTCTTGGTGGTTCGCGGACTCGATCCAAAGGTTTATCCGCTAATTGATGGAGGGACTCCAAGGACTTATTCAGATGCGTTCAAATACGAGGAAATCGCAAGCTACGCTACAAAGTCAAGTGTCGCCAAGATGTGGATGAGCTACTCGGACGGTAAGAATCTTGGAACCCGTCGATTGTCGAAGACCGAAGTTCTTGATGCATATTACCAGCATTACGACTCGATTGAGTGGGCCATTGAAAAGTGGAACGTGCTTGAGGGTCTCGTCAGCAAGGTGCGAAAAACCTTCTTTGCATCTCTAGCTCTTGAGCGAATTGGGCAGGATAAAACCGAATCGTTCTTCAACGGAGTCGAGACCGGAATCGGGAGTCCTGCCGCAGTGGCATTCCGAAAGCTCCTGATTCGCGAGAGCAACAAGACGCGAGGTAAATTCTCGCAACATGAGATCGCCGCCCTTGGCATCAAGGCACTCAAGGCCCATGCAGAAAACAAGCCCACAACAATTCTCAAATGGGCATTCGATGAAAGCTTCCCAACACTTGAAACATTATGAAAGAAGTCTCAATCTATCACATCGATCACCTGGGCGGGAACCCAACCATTCGGTTCAACCTTGCGGCGATTCGGCGCCTTCTTCCCGAGTATCAGATTAAGGACTTCAACCTCACATCGCGGCAGAGGGCCAAAATGCAGCGCCGCGTCGATTTGTATGTTGGCCTTGGCGGCAAATGCGATTTCCAAACTGGCATCGACGCCACCGAGGAAAGGATCATTCCGGCGAGAGTGATCCCGGCCAAGGACGCGAAGATGGTTCGCGGAAAGCTGGTTCCGGCGTCGAAACGCGAGGCCATACCGGCACGCATCGAACCGGCTAAACCGGAGATCCTGCCGAGCATCAATCACCTGCCAAGCGATGACATCTTAGACAGGGCGCTTCGTCTCGACTTTGCAACCAAACCCAGAACGTTGGCATCAGCATGAAAGAATTTCCAGACTGCACAATCTATTACTGCGAGCAGCGCTCCGATGAATGGCACGACCTTCGCCGTGGAGTCCTCACCGCATCGAACTTCGGGCCGTGGTTGTTGAACTCTGGCAAGGTCGCGGAACAGGCTCGCGAGCGTGCGATTTGCAAACTGATCGCTGAACGCGCAAACTGCGAGTCCGCGCCTAACTACGAGAACTGGGCAATGCAACGCGGAACGGAGCTTGAACCGCAAGCGGTCGCGGCTTTCGAGGGCGAGACCGGGATCAAGGTCGCGGATGTCGGATTCTGTTTGTCCAAATTTGGCAACTTCGGTTGCTCGCCGGATGGTCTGATTGTTGGTCACTCGATTGGGTTTGAAGGCAAGGTTCCAGTGCCTGAGACGCATATCCGCTACCGTCGAGCAGGCGAACTGCCGGAAGAATATCGTTTTCAAATTTATGGTTCTCTCGCCGTGACAGGAGCCACAGGGGGATGGTGGTTTCAGTCTTGGAATCCGGGCCTCGCTCCGCTCCGCATCCTCGTCGAACGCGATGAGTTTACGGAAAAGCTCAAGGCCGCACTGATCTCGTTCTCCGCTCAATACGAGGAAGCGTGGCAGCAGGAGATTGCAGCGAACAAAAGAAAGGCATGATCAATGTGGATTGTTCCCAAACAACTCATATCGGCCTATGTGCCGGATATGGAGGCATTGAGCTTGGACTGCGTCGAGCAATCCCAACTCTGCGCTCAGTCGCTCTTTGTGAGATCGAAGCTTTCGCCTGTGCGAACCTGGTCGCAAAAATGGAAGCGGGACTCTTGGACTCAGCACCTATCTGGACGGATCTTAAAACCTTCCCGTGGGAAAGCTTTCGAGATCGCGTGGACATCCTCACTGGAGGTTATCCATGCCAACCATTTTCAGCCGCAGGAAGACGGGAAGGAGAAAACGACCCACGACATCTTTGGCCTTTTATCGCAAGCGGAATTCGACTTCTTCGACCAAGGATCTGTTTCTTTGAAAACGTCGAAGGACATATATCGTTGGGACTCGCCGCAGTCATCAGTGACCTGGAAGAGTTGGGTTACAGAACAACGTGGGGCATATTCTCAGCGAGTGAAGTCGGCGCGCCTCATCAACGGAAGCGGGTCTTCATCATGGCCCACCGCATCGGCACGGGACCACAAAGATTGCCCTGGTGCGTGGATGTATGCCGACCCGACACGCAACCGGGAAGACCAACTGGCGAGGAAGGTCTATGCGGCGGAGCAATGGCCAACAGTTCAAGCCCGCGACTACCGCAGTGTGACGGGAAACGAAGTGCATCAAAGAGACAATGCGATGCAGAATCTCAATGTCGCAGTAGCAATGCATGGCCAAGCCGCCCCGGTGAGAACCAGTTCGCATGGGAGCCGCCACGAGTTGTGGGCAACGCCGACAGCCCGCGACTACAAGAGCGGCAGGGGCAACGAGGGGCGGGAATACAAGGAACTGACTCCGATGGTGGAGAGGACACAGAAAGGCAAGCTAAACGCTCGATGGGTCGAGACGCTGATGGGCATTCCGATTGGATGGGTCATGCCAAGTTGTTTACAACCTGTGACAATCGAACTGACGAACTGCGACTCCTTGGAAACGGAGTTGTGCCAGCAACAGCAGAAAGAGCTTTTCGAGTGCTGATGGAGCAATTCGCATGAAACAATCCCCCACCGCTCGCAGTCTGGCCCATCTGCGCAAAACGTGTCAGCTAGTCCAGGTAGTCGAGAAGTGGAATCCTCACGCTCGCATTAGACAGGATCTTTTCGGCATCATCGACATCCTCGCGATCCGCGATGGCGAGACCGTAGCGGTGCAATCAACAAGCTGGAGCAACACAAAAAGCCGCATCAACAAGATGACCGAATCAGATGCCTTGGAGCATTTACGAGCCGCCGGATGGATCATTTTGGTCCACGGGTGGCGCAAAAACAAAAACGGAAGATACGAGATTAAAGAAATAGATATATCATGAGAGACTACCTTATCGGAATTCTCTGCCTAGTTACTGGGCTAGGCTACGGACTTGCCTTTTACTTCGCCCTCGAAATGGGCGAGCAGCGGGACGAGAAAGATCGGGCCATTGCGGAACTGACTGAGGTCAGGGTGATGGCGGAATGGGGACGGTTTGAAGAGGGGAGGGCGAAATGAGCGACAAGACCCCAGACACTATCTGCATGGCGAGGCTGGAAGTCCTCGACCTCCTTGAAGAGCTTGGAGCTGCCGCAACGCACCTGCGGGAGGCTTACTCTGAATTTGAAGACGGCAACGAGCGCGCCGCAAACATGAGCGTCGAGGATGCCGTCGAGATCATGGGCCGCATCGAGCGGATGAGTTCCGAACTTGGCGTTGAACTGTGCAAGTGGGTTGAATTTGGAGGGAGGGCTAAATGAGTGACACGCCGAGGACCGATAAAATCGAAAACGATTGGAAGGAAAGCTGGGACCGATCAACGGGCCAACAAGAAATGTCGGACTTCGCCCGCCAGCTTGAGCGCGAACTGAACGAGGCCCGCGACAAGATCGAAGCAACCGCCTCCCTCAAGGTTGAGCTTGGCAATCGCAATTCGGAGATTTGCAAGCTTCGCTCGATCAATGCGGAGTTGAGGAAAGCTTCTATAGACCTGCTGAAATCCGTACCCGTTGTCGGATGCTCTGAGCTTCACCATGAAAAGGCGGACCAGCACACTTTCATGGAAGACTGTCCGGTTCTGCTTCGATACAAGAGCGCGATAGATCAAATGCGGATTACCTTGGCTAAAGCAAAGAACAAACCATGAACGACGTAAACGACTTTTTAGACGTTGCCGAAAGCGCCCCGCGCTGGAAGCAGGACGCGAAACGCCTAGGCATCGAAACCTTCTATGTTTTCGATATGTCCGATTCCTATTGGGAGGCTTCGATTGAGCTTTTCGGCGAAGTGGAAACCCAATGCGGAGAGACCGAGCGCGAGGCCGTGATCTCGCTGATGTTCAAGCTGAAACTTGATTGATATGAAAGAAGAAAACGAACTACTGGAAGCCGCAGAAAAGCTGTTGGAGATCCTCGCTGCCATCGATGATACTGAAGGTTTGACCGAAGAGGAGATGCATGTGATTGCGGATACTCGAAAAATCGTGGATCAGCATCGACCAAAACCGAAAAGGCTGGAGGGCTGGATTAACCTTTACGGTCTTGATGATCTATGCATGTGTGTAATCTGGCCTACCGAGGAGGACGCTAAAGACAAAGCGAGCAGGGACGCTAGGCAGGTCAACATTCGCGAAGTAGTCCCGGTTGAGTGGAAACCGTGGACCGTCGAAATGGTGCGGAATCACCGAAACTTCCAAGAAACTGCCGACTTCCACAACGCAGAGATGGAAAGGGTCACGCGATGAACAGCGACGGAAAAACCATCAGAAACCGCCGTTGGCAGAACAAGCAGATCGCCGCCGGTAGATGCGCGATCTGCGCCAGATTGGCCGTGCCGAATCGGACTCGATGCGAGATCTGCGCGGAGAGGAATCGGGAATATCAAAGGCAATATAGAGCAAAGTAAAACAAAAAAGAGATGAAGAATTTAGAGGAATATGACGCCTTTATTGAGGCGAAAACCAAGCACGCAAAGCCGAGCGGATTTGATCCTATGCCAATTACTGCGCCGCTTTTCGATTGGCAAACGCACGTTGTCAGATGGGCTGTGAAGAAAGGTCGCGCCGCGCTTTTCGAGGATTGCGGCCTTGGTAAAACGATCCAGCAACTTGAGTGGGCGCACCAGGTCAGGCAACATACTGGAAAGCCGATCCTGATTCTAACGCCGCTTTCAGTGGCTGCTCAAACAGCACGCGAGGCTGAGCATTTTGGGATCACCGCTCAAGTCGTCGAATCCGGCGATCAGATTTCCGGCGAAGGCATCTGGATCACGAATTACGAGAAGCTCGACAATTTCGATTATGTGGACTTTGGCGGAGTCGTCCTCGATGAGTCGAGCATTCTGAAAAGCTTTACCGGGAAGACTCGACATCGTTTGACTGAGCGATTCGCCGAAACGCCATACAAGCTTGCATGCACTGCTACCCCGTCGCCAAACGATTATACCGAGTTTGGCCAGCACGCTGATTTTCTTGGCGTTTGCACTCCGCAACAAATGCTTTGCACGTTCTTCATCAACGACACATTCAACACTGGCGATTGGCGATTGAAGAAGCACGCTGAAGGCGAGTTTTGGAAGTGGGTAGCGTCATGGGCCGCATGCGTCTCAAAGCCGTCCGACATTGGCTATGATGACGCGGGATACTCGCTGCCAAATCTCAACCTGCAGACCGTCATCGTTGATGTTGATGAAACGAGAGAGGCCAACGATGGCGAGCTTTTCCGCAACGCAACCTTATCGGCGACTACGATGCATAAAGAGATGCGAATGACGGCCGAGGCTCGAGTGAGGGCCGTGGCCGATCTTGTCAATGCATCAGATGAATCTTGGATTGTATGGTGCAATACCAACGACGAAAGCGAAAGGCTTGCAAAGTCAATTCCTGATGCGGTCGAGATTCGCGGATCTGATACAGCCAAGAAAAAAGAAACGGCTGCCGCTGATTTTGTTGATGGTAAGATTCGCGTTCTGATTTCCAAAAGCGGAATCTTTGGGTATGGCATGAATTGGCAGCATTGTCGAAACATCGCCTTTGTTGGACTGTCCTATTCTTTCGAGGACTTCTACCAGGCGCTGAGGCGCTCCTATCGTTTTGGACAGACTCGCGAAGTAAACGCTTACGTTGTTCACGCAACGACCGAGGGCGCAATCATGCGGACAATAGCACGCAAAATCAACCAACACTCTGAAATGCAAGAAAGCATGAAAATTGCAGCGGCAGCATTCCGCGAAGGGACAAAAGAACTAACAATGAAAACCGATATCGAAAAGAGACAAGGAGAAGGCTGGACTGTTTATCACGGCGATTGCGTTCGCGTTGCCAAATCATTGCCGGATGCTTCGGTGGACTTCTCAGTCTTCTCGCCACCCTTTGCAGATCTGTTCACCTATTCGGACGATTTGCAAGACATGGGCAATTGCAACGACCTTGATGAGTTCACGAAGCATTTCGAGATTCTGATCGCCGAACTGGCGCGGATCGTTGTTCCAGGTCGCGAGGTGGCCGTGCATTGCGTTGATCTTCTCGCCACGAAATGGAAGCACGGCTACATCGGCTTTCAAGACTTCTCTGGCGAGATTATCAGAGCTTTTTGGAAGCACGGCTTTACCCTTCACGCGCGAGTCACGATTTGGAAAAACCCAGTCACCGAGATGCAGAGGACAAAGGCCCATGGGCTTCTTCACAAGACGCTTTGCACCGATTCGGCTGGATCGAGAGTAGGAGCGCCGGATTATCTTTTGGTGTTTCGGGCGCCAGGTGAGAATCCAAAGCCGATCACTAAAGACCGAAACAAATATCCGGTTTCGTGGTGGCAGGAAGTCGCATCTCCGGTTTGGATGACGGTCGATCAAGGCCGCGTTCTCAACCGAGATGGCGCTCGCGATCACAAAGACGAAAAACACATCTGCCCGTTGCAGCTTGATGTGATTGAGCGAGCGATTGAGCTTTGGAGCAATCCCGGCGATCTGGTTTTCTCGCCATTTACGGGCATTGGAAGCGAGGGTGTCGGAGCGCTTACTTTGGACCGGCAATTTGTCGGATCCGAACTCAAGGAAAGCTATTTTAAGCAAGCTTGCGAGAATTTGGCCGGGGCAAAGCTCCAGACTGAGCTTTTCTAGTTGCGAAACGAACTCATTTTGTTGAGCCTAAAGATGCCGACCGTATCGGCACGGAGTCAGACCCGTAGAAATGAATACCTTCAGACAGTCCTCGTCCCCCCATCGCGCTGGTGTATTCGCCAGGTCTGACCGTGATGGGTGGGCGAGGGCTTTTTTGTGCCTATGAAAAACTATTCTGAGAAACTCAAGGATCCGCGATGGCAGAAGGTCCGGCTTGAAGTCATGGATCGCGACGATTGGAAATGCCGATTGTGCTTTTCTCAAGACTCAACCCTTGCGGTTCATCACAAGCAATACACTGGCCAAAATCCATGGGACGCAGATTCCCGCGACCTAGTGACGCTCTGCGAGGATTGCCACACCGCGATGCACGAAGGCAACCTTGAGAGCATGCCGCCCCTTGTGGAGTCATTCTACAAGGCCGTGACGCAGGCCCGACTCGCAAACGACAGCAAAACCTTGATTCGATGGATTGAGGTCGCGAGTAAGCGGTTTTTGTCAGCTTGCGATGAAATGGAGCTTGCCATTGTCCCGCTGCAATCCCGGCTGTTTCACCTAATCGAAAAGGAGGCAACCAAATGAGTGACCCGATTTACAAAATCAAGGATTGGCAAAGGCATTTTGAAAACAACCGATCCCGAACGGTTGAGAATCTGCGCTGGGTTTGTGTTCCCAACAAGCACGACGGCGAGGGTTTTGCGACCGTCATGGAGCAGGAAAACGCCGCCGAATTGTTCGCCGCGTGGGTTTTGATTTTGCAGGTGGCATCCAAGTGTCAGGAGCGTGGCAGCCTTGTGCGGGAGGATGGCACTCCCCTGACAGCCCGAGCAATGGCAGTGAAGACAAGAGCGCCGGAATCTTGGTTCAAGGAAGCCTTTAAGTTCTTCATTACCAAGGTCAAGTGGATGGAGTGTCAGGCAAGTGACACCCAACTGTCAGGCAACTGTCAGGCAGGTGACACCCAAGTGACGAAGAAGGAAGGGAATAGAAGGGAAGGGAATGGAAGTGAAGTGAAGAGAGCGAGCAAGGCTCGCCCACAAACCCGCGAGGACTTTGATGCCTTCCTCCAAGAGGTTGGCCTTTACCCTCGCGATGCCGAGGCGACATGGAACAAATTTGAGGGCAATGACTGGACCAACGGAGGCAAAAAGATCGCATGCTGGAAATCGACCGTCAGGGCGTGGAAGGCATCGGGCTACATGCCCAGCCAGAAAAGCCCGTCTGATTACGAGCCGGAATGGCCAAGAGCGCAATCCGCCGCTGAGACGGCCCCCGAAGAAGAGGACGACCTCATGGCGAAGCTGCTGCGGCTGAAGGAGGCCGAGGCACGAGAGGCGGCGGGAGATCACCCAGATTACTGGACCGACGAAGAAATCGAAAAAGAGGAGGCCGGATGCTTCTAACCGTCTCAGACCTCTCCGAGCAACTCGTCGGCAGGATTGAGGAGCTTGCGCCAATGCTCCTCCCCGGTGGCAGGCGTCACGGCAGCGAGTGGATCTGCGGCGACCTGTCAGGCGCACCAGGTGATTCGCTCAAGCTCACGATGACGGGAGGACACGCAGGGCAGTGGAGAGATTGGGCGACCGATGACCACGGCGATCTTGTGGACCTCTGGCGTCTCTCTCGAGCGATTTCAGCGGGGGAGGCCGTTTCTGCGGTGAGGACATACCTTGGCATCTCCCAGCCTGTCAGACAGCATGAGAAGCGGGTTTACGGCCATGCTCCCGCGATTAAGTCTGAAGCGCCATCACCAAACGGTCGCGCCTACGCTTGGTTGACTCAAACTCGGAGGCTGAAGCCGGATATCATCGAGAGGCTAAAAATCGAGATCGACACAGAGCGGAAGGCCATTGTTTTCCCGTGCATCTCTCCGGCTGGCGAGATCATCAACCGCTCATATCGGACGCTGGGCGAGAAAAAGAAGGTGTGGCAGGACAAGGATTGCGCTCCGAGCCTTTTTGGATGGCAAGCCGTTCCTGAGTCGAGCTACCGTTCCAAGACAATCCTGCTCTGCGAGGGCCAGATCGACGCAGCCACATGGCATCAATGGGGAATCCCTGCGCTGTCGGTTCCCAACGGCACGGGAGCGACATGGGTGGAGTTTGAATGGCACAACCTCCAAGCGTTCGATTCGATCTATTTGGCGTTCGATCAAGACGAGGCCGGCAGGAAGATCGCCAACATGGCGGTGACGCGCCTTGGAAAGCATCGTTGCTTCATCGTGGCGATGCCCAAGAAGGACGCAAACGATTGCCTGCTGGCTGGATTTACCGCCGAGGACGCACGCGATTGGGTAGCGAACGCAAAGCGTCCTCGCATCGAGCGATTGGTGACGACGGCGGAAATGGAGGATCGCCTCGTCGAGGACGTGAAACCAAAGCCAGAGCCGTTTTCAATGCCGTTCCTAAAAATGGATTGGCACAATGGAGATGGCTTTTACTTCCGCCCAGGTGAGCTGACCATCTGGGGCGGCTTCTCGCACGCTGGCAAGTCTACCATGCTCAACTTTATGGTTGCCCAGCTATTGGGCGCACGGATTCCTGTCTTTATCGGATCTTTCGAGATACGCGTCGAAACTCAGCTTCGGAAGATGCTGTCGGTGTTCTACGGAAAAAGGAACATCAACGAAACTGCTGCTCGTGAGTTTGCGCGGAACGTAGGTGAAAGCATTGTCTTTTCCGATGTTGTCGGCTCCATTACTAAGGATTCGCTGATGGAGATGATGTGGTTTTCGCACCGACGCTATGGGACGAGCCATTTCGTCATCGACTCGTTGATGCGAGTGCAGGGCTTGGAAGAGGATTACCCAGCCCAAGGAGAGTTTTGTAATCGGCTCCAAGACTTTGCCAAAGAAACGGGAAGTCATCTACATTTGGTTGCGCATTTGGCAAAGCCAGCGCAAGATGGAGCGAGGCCGAGCATGTATGCCATCAAAGGCTCAAGCTTGATGGTCAACAATGCAGACAACGTGCTGCTTGTCCTCCGCAACCCTGAGAAAGAGAAGAAGCGCAAGGCCGGAAAACTGACGAGCGAGGAAGAGCGGTCCATGCACGACTCCGAGATCATTGTCGAGAAGCAGCGCGAAACCGGATGGTTGGGCATGTTCAAACTCAATTTCGATTCCGCTAGATTCCGATTTACAGAATTTGATTCAAGCAAAGTAATACAATGAGAACAGCAAACATCAATGTCACCAAAATCGACAAGACCGCCCTTTACGAAGGGAAGAACGGCAAATACCTTAGCCTGGTCTTCTTCGACAACAAGGAAGGGCCGGACCAGTTCGGCAACGATGGCTTTGTAACGCAGGATCTGGGCAAGGAGCGCCGCATGGCAGGGCAGAAGGGGCCAATCATTGGCAACTGGAAAGAGGTGGGAACTAAGGGGCCGACTCCCGCCCCAGCCAGACAGGAAAATTCGGTGATCGTTTCGATGGAGGATCATTCCGATATTCCGTTTTGAAACGGTAACACATAAGGGAGGCGGCTCCTTGTGACCGCGTGATTGCGATGATCCAAGCCTAAGCATGACCGAGCGAACCTACCACACCGACCTGGATGACGCGATCCTCGACGGGTGGGAGTCGCCGGTCCTGCTACCGATCAACGGTGGCGAGGTGCATTCACACGGCAGGAGATGCTATGTCCGCAACGCTCGCCGCATTGCCTTCCTTCGTTATGCTTTGGGCCGAGAGATGATCGCGGCCAAACACCTGACCGACGTTCTTGGCTTTACCGCAGGTTGTGAGGTTCACCAGTTCCTGCGCAGCTTACAGTTCCAACTCGCCATCGAGAAATCACCGATCCGCGTGCAGCTCGTCCTCAAGGGGCGGAAGGGATACTGGGTGGCGTTTGACAAAAGGAAAGGAAATGATCATGATTAACAACCCCAAAGGGCAAAGGCGCAGGACTAGCCACCTGCCGTCACGCACGATAGCTAGCGAGGTTGACGGCTCCTCGTCTAGGCAAAATCCTACTCGTCACAACGGGCGTGGACATCGAGCGACCGGGAAGGGACAATTTAAAAGCCGAGGCGCTAGCTATGCACTAAACCATTCGCCAGACGCGCCCCGGCACATGGCAGGATGTTGCGGCTGCACTGGATGCGCCATGCTCCTGATCATCGGCGCGATCATTCTCATGCTGCTGATGATGGCAGCTTAACCAACGAACCTATGAACCAACAAAAGAAAAGAGGACGGCCGGCAAAGGTCAAGGCTGAAGCGCAACCTGTCGAGGATGTCGAGCAGGTTGATACCATGCAGGACGGTGAGGCAATGGATGCCATCGAGGATGTCGAGCAGTCAACGCAAGACGAGACTCAAGGCAACCCGGATCTTGACCTGGTGCGCCGTG